CGCCCTCATGGGGGGTATGGCAACAATTCTAGCTAAGATTGTCTTTCACTAATGGACCTGTCTCTTGCCGCCGAGCTTGTGAAGACCTTCGAGGGATTTAGAGACAAACCGTATCTCTGCCCCGCTGGCATCCCCACTATTGGTTACGGTTCGACACACTACAAAGACGGCACTGCCGTCACTTTGTCTGATAATCCGATTACGCAGGATCAGGCGTTTGACCTGATGATGCATATGTTGGAGACACAGTTTCTCCCCGGCGTACTGAAAATCTGTCCAAAGCTCGCGGAAAACACTAAAGCACTAAACGCAATTGTAGATTTCTGTTATAACCTTGGCATTGGCAAGTTGCGCGACAGCACTTTACTGCTTGCTTTGGATGCCGGTGATTGGGATTTGGCTAGGGCGCAACTTAAACTGTGGGTCCATGGTGGGGGCAAAGTATTGCCCGGTCTTGTGGCTAGGCGGGAAGCCGAAGCGGCGCTTTTGCCGGATTAGGTTGGAGTACTGAAATGACTGCCCCGAATACGACGCCTATGACCTATAATGGGTATATTCAGCAGATTGCCACGATGGCAGTCGTTGGCAGCCAAGTTGTAAATGGCGTGTATCAGGGCGTCGATCCCTACTTCAACACAATTATCCCGCAAATGCTCAATTACGCCGAGTTGCGTATTCAGCGTGATGTGGACCTTTTGCCGTCACTGACGAGCAATACCTATTCCCTGAGCAGCGGGTCTAATACCTTGCAGCTATCTGTAAATGATTTTGTGACGGTTCAGACCGTTCAATTGAACAATTCTGGAACGATTGTTCCCCTAATCCCGACGAGTAAGGAGTATATCCAAAATGTTTGGGCAAATTCATCCTCGACGGGTATTCCGCAGTATTTCGCCATGGTTGGCGGTGACCTCTCTACTGGTGGCGATGTTTACAATAACATTCTGTTTGGGCCGTATGCGAACGCGACATACCCGCTGACAGTATTTGGCACGATCAGAACCCCGACTTTGTACAGCAATTCTGCCACCACGCCGCTCTTTACCACCGCGACACTCAGCACTTCAGGCAACGGCGCAACGGCAACGGTCACCTTTGCAGCCCAGTCTGCCGCTCCGGTTGCGGGTACGCTCATTACGATTAGTGGCGTTACCCCAACGGCCTATAACGGAACATGGACAATACTATCGTCCACAACTACGTCGGTTACATTTGCGAGTTCCGCTACAGGCACTCAGACTGCTGCTGGCGTCATTTCCTATGCATCTACGACTGCCAATACTGGAACGACGTTTATTAGCACCTATCTGCCTGACCTTTTGGTTCAGGCGAGCATGATTTACATCAGCCAATACCAGCGCAATTTCATGCCGACTTCCAATGATCCGCAGATGCCGGGCTCCTATGAGGCCCAGTATCAAACCCTGCTCAAGGGCGCGATGGTCGAGGAATCGCGCAAGAAGTTCCAAGCTAATGCTTGGTCTGCCATGTCACCCGCTCCTGTTTCCACGCCTGCGCGAGGCCCGTAATGCCCCATGCAGCAGTAAAGCTGATCCCCGGCCTTAATCAGAATGAAACGCCAGCCCTTAACCAGACAGGGATTTCGGTTAGTAATCTGATTAGGTTCATTTATGACCAGCAGCTTGGCGGGCTGATCCAGAAACTGGGCGGCTGGACCAAATTTAATTCATCTAAAACTGTTGCGCCCGTCAGGGCGCTGTGGGCTTGGGAGGATACAAACGTCAATTCGCACTTGGCGCTTGGCACACAGAACATTGCGTCCACCACGACTGCACAGTTGGCCGTCATAACAAATCCGACTCTTAGCTCTTCAATTGTTGACATTACGCCGCAAGCATCGGGTGACAATATAACGCCTGTAGCATCATCTACTGCCGGAAGTCCGATTATTCTCATCACAGACACTACGATTGAAAATTTAACAAATTACGATACTGCTTATATTACAACGCATCTCAGCATTGGTGGCGTTGTTCTGTACGGTCTGTATCCGATTGATCAGAACGGTTTCATTTCTCCCACTCAGTATAATGTTGTTGCTACAAATGTTTTGGGCAATCCCCTGCCAGCGGCATATACATCTGCATCGACTATTGCATCATTTACCGGCTCTATTTCCGGCACGACGCTAACCATTCCGGGGGCTATCACCGGGACGCTATATCCCGGTCAGGTTTTGCTCGGCACTGGTATTGCTACAAACACTATTATTTTGGCGCAGATTACTGCCACGACTTGGCAGGTGAGCATCAGCCAGACTGTGGGGTCTGAATCCATGACCACGCAGTCCGTGGTTTTACTTCCGCTATTCAATGTCACGAACGCATCCAACCAAGCCACGGTTACGCTGCCGAATCACGGGTACAATGTAGGCGATACTTTTCCGGTTATCGTCACCACGACCATTGGCGGCATTACGTTTTACGGCAATTACATTGTCCAAAGCGTCCTGAATACATCCCAGTTCATCATCAACGGCTCTAATACTGCGTCTTCAACAACCAGCGGTTATCTGAACGGCGGAAACGCGCAGTATATTTACAGCTTTGGGGTTGGGGCTATTCCGGTTGGCACTGGCTATGGCGTCTTGGGCTATGGTCTGGGTGGCTACGGGTCTGGCACTGCGATTACGCCATCTACTGGCACCCCCATATCGGCGTCCACATGGTCACTTGATAACTGGGGCCAAATACTGATTTCGTGCGCTGTTTCGTCCCCGACCGCTGGCACGATCACTACGAACAGCCCGCAATTTCAGCCGATTTATCAGTGGGATCCGACTGGCGGCAATCCAACGGCTACAATTATTCCGCAGGGGCCACCTGTAAATGACGGGTTCTTTGTGGCGATGCCGCAGCGCCAGATTGTTGCTTGGGGATCAACCTTCACGGGTGTACAGGATCCCCTTTTGATACGTTGGTGCGATGTCAATAATTACAATAGTTGGATTGCCACGGTCATCAATCAGGCTGGTTCATACCGAATCCCCAAGGGTTCCAAGATTGTCGGTTGCCTCCAGTCATCGCAGCAGGCGCTTATCTGGACAGATATTGGTATTTGGTCGATGCAATATATCGGCCCACCGTATGTTTATTCCTTCAACGAGATTGGCACGACTTGCGGATTGATAGCGCGTAAGGCTGCTGCGTCTTTCAATGGTGTTGTTTATTGGATGGGGCGGTCGCAGTTTTACAGCCTGACAGGTTCAGGTGTAACGCCGGTTGCATGTCCGGCGTGGGACGTCATCTTCCAAGACCTTGATACCACGAATCTTGATAAGATCAGGACCGCTGTAAATTCCCTGTTTGGAGAGATTACTTGGTACTACCCGACCATTAGTGATGGCGGCGAGGTAAACGCCTACATCAAATACAATGCATATCTTCAGACATGGGACTTTGGGAATCTGGGTAGATCGGCGTGGATTGACCAGTCTGTGCTTGGCTCTCCCATCGGGGCCGATCCCAATACGCTCTATATTTACCAGCACGAAAATTACAACGGTCAGGTTTTGTTCGACGCTGACGGCTCAGCCATGAACTCTTACTTCACGACTGGCTATTTCACGATGGCTGAGGCAGACTTGAAGACTTTTGTTGACCAAGTATGGCCCGACATGAAGTGGGGCCTATACGGTGGCACGCAGAATGCCAACGTCAATCTGACGTTCAACTATGTAGATTACCCCGGCGATACTCCGCAGACGTCGCAGACTTATACGCTGACGCAGGCTACGCAGTATGTTTCGCCGCGTTTCCGTGGGCGTCTGACATCCATCACCCTAGGCAGCAGCGATGTTGGCAGCTTCTGGCGAATTGGAAACATTCGCTACCGTATGCAGCCTGATGGGAAATTCTGATGACAACATCACTTTCAGACATCCTGACAGCTACGAAGAACATTGTTACTGCGCTTAACGGTGCGGCGACAACGTATCTTAATGTTCAGGGTGCCAAGAACACATCCCAGATTTCCGCGACTACGCTGGTGTCTGCCAATGCTGGCCGGGTTGCCAGTATTAGCGTCACGACTGCGGGATCGACTACCGGAAAGATATACGACACCAACCTAGCCACTTCGACGGCAAATCTCATCTACATCATACCGCAGGCTGTGGGCGTCTATATCGTAAACTTACCCGTGAGCATTGGCATCGTGGTGGTGCCCGGAACCAGTCAGGTTCTGACCATCAGTTATTCGTGAGGACGCCATGCCGCTGAAGAAGGGCAAGAGCCAGAAAACTATTAGTTCCAATATAAGCGAAATGCTCCACGCTGGGCACCCGCGCGATCAGGCTATTGCTGCCGCCCTGAGTACGGCGCGGCAGGCGCATGCCATTGGCGGGCTTCCCAAGCTGCCCAAACTGCCAACCCCCGGCAGGAGCAAGATTCACGTTGGCCCCATACACAGCCAAGTGGCCGGACGGACGGACCACCTGAACATGCATGTTAAGTCGGGGTCTTATGTCATCCCGGCAGACATCATTTCCGCTATGGGCGAGGGGAACACTGTGGCTGGGTTCAAGGTCGCCAAAGGCATTTTTGGGCAACCTTTCTATGGTCAAAAGTCCGCTGGTTCTGGAATGCCATATGGCGGCTCTGGACTTCCCTATGGTGCTACAGCTCCGCACCGCGCAGACGGCGGAGAGGTAGATTCTGTTCCTATTGTTGCGGCTGGTGGGGAATATGTGATCCCGCCTGAAGATGTGGTAAAAATCGGTCACGGATCAATGGATGACGGACATAAAATTCTTGACCAGTTTGTCGAGAAGATGCGGTCAAAGACGATCAAGACCCTGAAGAACCTACCCGGCCCGAAGAGGAACTGACATGGAACAAATAGAGATCAGGGTGGGGACGCCGGAAGATGTCGATGACATCATGGCCCTTGCGCTGTCGGCCTGCAAAGAGAACGGGTTCAATAACCCCAGTACCCGCAAGTTGCTGGAAAATATCTACGCTGGATGCACTTTGCAGCAGGGCCTAGTCGGCATTTGCGGCAAGAAGGGGGAGCCCGCAGAGGCGGTGATCCTGCTGCGGATTGGGCAGATGTGGTACTCAGACGATTATGTGATCGAAGAAAAGGCTATTTTTGTTCGTCCTGAGTTCCGTGGCGCGAAGCTGGGCCGTGCCCGGATGCTGTGCGATTTCGCAAAGAAGGTTTCGGACACTATTGGTCTTCCATTGGTGATCGGTGTCCTGAGCAATCACCGGACCAAGGGTAAAATCAAACTTTATGAGCGTCAGTTTGGGGAACAATCTGGTGCTTTTTTCCTCTATGGCGCTACGACTGGTAGCTACAAAGGTCATTAACTATGGGCGGCAAGACAGGTACTACTACGCAGCAGGTGCAGATACCGCAGCAGGTACTGCAAAACTATCAGCTTGCGAACAATATGATGCAGTCTGCTGCCACGCAGCCGTTCCAGACCTATAATGCTCCGCAGGGTAATCCAAACGCATTTGTTGCCCCGATAAATCAGCAGCAGCAGGCCGGTATTGATACGACCAATATGGCAGCGAGTGCTGCCCAGCCCTATTTTCAGGCTGGTACGTCCAGCATCATGCAGGGGACGCAGGCGGGTCAGGGGTACAATCAGGCCGCTACGGGCGCATACCAAGGGGCGTATAATCAGGCGCAGCCCTATAACCAGATGGCTACGGGTCTGGCTATGGCTGGCACTGGCCCGGTTAACGCCCAGCAGATTGGTGCGGGGCAGATCAACAGCTTCATGTCGCCCTATCTCAATACCGTTTTGGGGGCGCAGGAGGCTTTGCAGAACCAGCAGAACCAGCAACAGATGTCTGGTCAGTTGGGCAACGCCATAAATCAGGGGGCATTTGGTGGGGACCGGGCTGGCCTTGCGGCGGCGAATTTGGCCCAGCAGCAGCAGATTGCGTCCCAGAACGTGTACGCCAATACCCTAAATCAGGGTTACAATCAGGCTCTGGGTGCGGCCCAGCAGCAGCAGGGCGTTAATCTTGGGGCGGCGCAGGCGAACCGCGCGGCCCTACAGCAGGGTGCCTCCAGTCTGGCTGGCATCGGGCAGCAGGCTTACGGGCAGGGCACGGGCTTGGCGCAGGGCCTCGCTGGGGTCGGGCAGCAGGCATATACGCAGGGCGTTGGCACTGGCACCACCTTGGCTGGCTTGGGCACTCAGGCCCAGCAGAACCTTCTTGGTGCCGGTCAGGCGCAGATCGGTGCTGGTACACTTGAGCAGCAGACCCAGCAGGCTGGCCTGTCGGCGCTCTACAACCAGTTCCTCCAGCAACAGGGCTACCCCTTCCAGACGGCTCAGGCGGTTGCGAACGTGGCCGAAGGCACTGGTGCGCTGTCCGGGTCTACTACGTCCACGGCGCAGCCAATGCCGTTTTTCTCGGATGAGCGCCTCAAGGAAGACATTGAGCCGATTGGTAAGACCTTTGACGGCCAGAAGATCGTCAAGTTCCGGTACAAGAACGAACCGGGAACGCGCATTGGCCTTATCGCGCAGGATGTTGAGAAGCACCACCCTGATGCGGTTGGTCTGGCCGGTGGGTACCGGACTGTTGACTACGACAAGGCCACGGACGCGGCTGCGAAACGCGGGCATTTCCGCAAGGGTGGTCTAGTCCCGCAGTCTGAGGGCGGGGCGGTAACTCCGCTCCGTGCTGGTCAGGGATACGCGGATGGCGGCTCTCCGTCATTGATTAGCGCGGCTGACCTTGCCGGTATCTTGCAGGCTCAGGCTCAGGCCCTTGGTCTGTATGGCGGCGCTGGCCGCGTCCCTGCTTCGGGTACTGGTGTCGGCAGCATGGGCTATGTCCCGCCGCCGACTGGATCGGTATCTCACCTTGTGACTGCTGGAGCAATTCCGAAGTTGCCGGAATCGACCATGGCCCAAGTTATGGGTGCGGCTGGTGATGTTACAAAAGACTATGCGGGCGCAAGAGAAATATACCAAGATGCTTTTGGTAAGTCTAAAGACGCCCCTCCTGATACATCTTCCGAAAGCCAAGCGCCTACGTCTATGACGGCAAATGAGTATCTTGATGAAAACGGAAATCCTACATCCCCGTTTTATTCAGGTGGCCTAGTCCGCCGTCACCGCGCCGCTGGTGGCACGGATGATGATCCTTATAAACCCGTTGGGCCGTCTATTCCCGGCTTGGCCGCTGCCGCACAGAGTGACAATGCCCCCGCTGGCCTTAAAACTCCGGGCGCTCCGGGTCAGGGTGCCGGTGGTTCCGGTGTTCTTGGTGCCGCAAATTCCGCTCTCGGTGCTTATAACACCGGCAAGGGACTCTTCGACATGGCTAAAGATATTGGCTCTATTGCAGCCCTAGCCCTTGCTCACGGTGGTTCTGCATATCGGCATGGTTATGATGACGGAGGTCATGTTTCTGACTCAGGCGGTGTTTCATCTGATTCAGAAGTCCCAACCTCTATTCCGGGCTTAACGGAAGCGGCTAAGGATACATCTGATAACAAACTTTCCCTTCCGTCGCCGCCTCCTTCTTCTGGCGGAGGGGGCGGAGGCATTTTAGGCGGAGCATCTTCATTGCTTGGCCTTGGAAACGCTCTTAATACCGCAACAGAAGCAGGCGGATTTTTGTCTAGTACCGGAGCGTTAGCAGACGCAGGATCGGCACTACTAGCCTTTCTTTCGCGTGGCGGCAGCGTAAATCCGCATGTGCATCGTGCCCTTGAACTTGCAAGCGGCGGAGCCGCGCGTCACGGGTATGCAACAGACGGTGGAGTTGATGATGACCCCTTGATTCAGGCTTGGGCTGATGCAGATAACTCTCCGTTTACGCAAGCATGGAGTTTAAAGGATTCTGGTAATTTAGCACCACAAAACAATGCAACCAGTGATCCTAATTGGCCTAAGAATATCAGCGGTGGTATTAATTCATTAGGTAGTTCTGACGACCCAACAAAATTCTTTCATGAGACGGGAAATGCGTTAAGCAATTTCTGGCATGCCGCACAAAGAGGAAATCCTATTGGGCCGCAAGAACAAATTGTAGATACAACGCCTCCGGGGCGTCGTAATACCTCTGGTACTGTGCCGGGAGGTGTTGTCCCTAAAAATGCAGCACCCATAACGCCACCTGCACTTACCTCTGATCAGCAAGCAACGCTTGGGTCGGCAGGCGGTGATGCATTAACCGCGAATATGCCAAATGTATTCGACCAAATGCAGCAACTGTCCCGTCCGGGCCTTGGCGGTGGTAATCCGCCACCCCCTATCAGCAGCGACCTTGCTGGTTCGCCTGCGTATCAAAAGGGTCTAGCGCCCGAAGCCGCGCAGCCCTCTGCAAGCCCTGCTCCGGCTGGCCCGTCGGATACTGGTCAGGGCGGGGATTTTATGACTCGCGCTGGTGACTGGGCGGAACGTCAGCTTGGTATCAACCAAGGTAAGCCCGGTACTTGGATGGACCGCAATGAAAGCTGGCTATTCCCTCTTTTGAAGGGCGTCGGTACAATGGCGTCGTCGCCAAGCAGATACTTTGGCGGTGCGTTGCTTCAGGGTGTAGGGGCGGCTGCTCAAGCCGTTCCTGACTTGCAGACACAGCAGTCTCAGGTTGCCCTGCGGCAGGCTCAGGCAACTGGTGAACTGGCCGCTGCTGGGCGCGGTGGGATTGTCCCTGTTCTTCATACCCTTGCTAACGGGCAAACTCAGTTAGAGTATGTCGATGTCACAAAGTTGCGTGGCCCCCTTACAAAAAATCAAAACGGCCAATACGTCATGGATGACAGGGTTAATCCTCCAATTGCCGCTCAATACGACTATTTAGGCGACGTAGGCAAGCAAAGCGCGGCTAACGACGCCGATAAGTTTTTCATGTCAGCAAGGATGGATCCGGGCTTGTTGAGCATGTCAAATGAGAAGATCAAAGAAGTAAATAATGAGGCAGCTTCTGGAGCTAATAATACCCGGCAGCTTAAGAAATTTGCCGAGACTATGGCAGGACAAACCGGACCGTTTGAACCGGGCAAGTTGAATCCATTTATGACTAATCTTGGTGCATGGTGGGATTCTATTGCCCCTAACCTTGGTTTGCAGGGCGTCAAGCTTGACCAACTTGCAAATTCTCAAGAGGCAGAAAAGTTGTCTAGGTCTATTGCTGCGTCTGGTGAGGCAAATGCTGATCAGCGCAGCTTTGGTGCTTTAAGGGCGTGGATGCAAATGGTGTCTAACGCCGGAATGTCTAGACCTGCCGCAATGAATTTGATAACCAAAATGTACGTTGATAATCAGCGGGCCGTGGACGAGGGCAATTATTTTAACGAATATGACAAGTATAATTCTGCCAACGGTGGCATTTCGGGCCTTTATAGTGGACAAAATGCCGAATCTTCCTTCCGGCGCGATTATTCGGACGACCGCTATATGTCTGAACAAGCGGCTTTGGCAAATGTTCTGTCGGATACAGGCACCATGAAGATGCTGGAAAACCCTGACCCCAAAATCAGGGCTGCGGTTATTCAGAGCATAGAAAAGAAAAACCCGTCTCTTAGGAACTTTGGGCGCTATTTCTCGACTGCATGGTCAGAGGGAAGACAGGGGTAATTGATGGGATACGAATCTGACGTTCTGGGACTAGAGACGCCGTTTGATGTTACTGATGCCCCAGATCAGGACTCTACTGATGTGCAAGCCGCGCCGCAGCCGAGTCAGCAACTTGCTGCGCCTGAGGATGTACCAAAGCACACCGATCCCGTAGATCACTCTGCTGACATAACGGACCCGGAATTTATTGCTTGGCGCAAGAATTACTTAAATTCTGGTAATCAGGAACAAGCGCCTAGTGCAGCGCCAGTTCCGAAAAATCCCAGATACCAGTCTTATGAAGACAAGGTCATTAATAGCGAGTCTGGTGGCGATCCTAACGCCAAGGCTAAGACAAGCTCTGCTCTTGGCCTTGGTCAATTTACAACTACTACATGGCTTAACACACTTAAACAGGCGCGCCCTGATTTGGTTCAGGGGAAATCTGACGACCAGATTCTAGCTATGAGGACCGTTCCCGATCTCAGTCGGCAAATGATTAGTTATCTTGGGAACAAAAATGCCGATGCGCTTCGTAGCATGGGTATTCCGGTGTCTGATGCCACTAAGTACGGAGCCCACTGGTTTGGAACTAGCGGGTTTAACAATATTTATAATGCCGACCCCATGGATAAGATCGAAGATGTTATCGGCCAGAAAGCCGCCGCTGCTAATGGGCTGGTTGGAAAGCGCGTTGAAGACGTTCGCAATCTTCTAGCCAAGAAGATGGGCGAAGATTACATGCAAGAAAAGCTGACACCTTGGCAGGCCGCCGAGGAAACGGCTTATAACGCCCCCTCGTCTGTTGGACACGCGGTTGCTGGAGTTGCTGATCTTGTTTTGAATCCGAGCGACACTTGGAACATGCTTAAGCAGGTTGGCACCGGCTTGCGGTCTAAGATTGCTGGATATGCTGGTCACGAGCAAGACTCGGAACAAAAAGCCAATGATGAGGCCCTTATTGACAATATGGTCAATTCCTATGGGAACAAATATAGTTCGTGGGAAAATTTTGAGAACTACCTAGCACATGACCCCGCGTCTGTAGCTATGGACGCTTCCGTAGTTGCTGGTGGCGCAGGCTTGACAGCCGCAAAGACTGGCAGCGTCCTTGGTAGGGTGGGGAGCGCGGCTGCGCGTGCCGGTGAGACGGTTGGTAATCTTGGTAAAATTGCTGCCCCCATCGGGGCCGGTATTGGCGCTACAGGGCGTGGCGTAGCTACGGCGGGAGACTTTTTGCGGGCGGCTGGTAAGGGCGTTAGTGCTGCCGGAGAGTTTGTAAACCCACTTAACCCCGGCGGTATTCTTACCAAGGGCATAAGCAAAATTGCTCCCGGCACATATAATGCCTTGGACAAGGCTGGAAACATTGTTCCAGAAATAGACAGCGACATTCGCCGTATTTCTGGAAACACTATGTCGGCAAACGATCTGAGCGAGGACGCTAAGACCGCTCTTGCAGAATCCTTGAAAACAAAGGGTCGCTCTGATCCTGTGATCCGCGAGGGTCTTATGAAGGGTTTTGGGCTAGGTACGCCCACTCCGGTTGTAAACCAAACTGCCCCATTGCCTGCTGCTAGGGCAGCAGTTGCAGACGTTGTTCAGGGAAATAATGAAAAACTGGCAAACGCTGCATCGTCTATTTCTGGGGCGGCAGCCCCGTCTGATACTGCTGTAGCCTCTAATTTAGAAAAAGCTATAGCAAATAAATATAACAAATCTATTGCTGAATATAATGCACTTGGCGGGATTCAGGGTTCTTTTGGGGCCACGATGGATACGAAGCCATTCTTCGACACCGTGCAAGACAATCTTTCTAAGAAAATGATTCCTTCTACCCAAGAAGAAATTATGAAAGAGACGGCACTTCCAAAGACGCAAGAGGCAATTAACCACATCAATGATGTGTTCACAAATGGCAATACGCAGTTTGGTGCCAACGATATTAACGCAAGTCAGGTTTTATGGACCCGGAAGAAATTGTCAAATCTTCTAAATGAAGCAGACGGAAATGATCGTGCCGCTATGGGCGCAGTCATGAATTCTTATGACAAATTTATACAAGATTCCGCAGAGAGTGGTAAGTTTTTGTCTTCTGAAGGCCCTGACGCCGGTAAAGCGATGGCGAGCCATGTCAAAAATGCTTCGCAGTATTACCGCGAATACAAAAATATGTTTGAAAACCCCAATGGCCTTAACAATCCGATTGTTAATGCAGCAAAGACAATAACAAAGGCTATGCCAAAGGACGAAAACACGGGGTTTCTCATCCCCACGGATAATCCAGACATACATACACAGGTACAGCAATCGCTTGTAAAGCCCTTGTTTGACCCCAAAGCCGGTCCAAACGCGCACGGGCAGCTCATAAACGCTATGGGCGGAGACGGATCGGAGGGGGCGAACGCTGTTAACTCTTGGGTTCAGCATTCTGTCCTAAAAAATGATGGGCTCTCTCTTAATCCAGACAAGAAAATATCTGCTTTGTTGTCTAATCCTAATGGAAGCCCTGTATTAAATAGGGCTTTTTCCTCTAACCCTGATTCTCTTAAAGCGGCAAAGCACATTCATACTGTTCATAATATAAATAACGCCAAGCCCACATCTTTGATGAGTCATCACTCTTTCCTTTCCGATATGTTCGGGAAAGCAAGCCGTAGAGCTGGGGCTGGTCTTATTGGATATTCTTTAGGGCATGGCCCGATGGGATTTATTGCTGGCGAGGCCCTTGAGGGGGGTGCTGAGCACATTGCGGATAAAATGGCTGCAAAAAGGGCCATGTCCGGCGCTAAAAGCAATGTCGGTGTAATTCGCCGTGGCGCTGGTAAAGTGGGCCGGGCACTTACAAATCCAACGGCTCTAATGGCTGGTCATTACCTAGCAAATGCGAAGGATTATGCCCAAGCGGACGGTGGCCGCGTAGGCCGTGCGTCCGGTGGTGCTGTAAACCATGCATCCGAAGCCGACCGCCTTGTTGCGCTGGCTGACAAGGCCAAGAAGTCTCATAACAGCCAGACCAAGCCTTTGCTGTCTGTGC